GGTGTCGGCGACCTTTTTGTTCTCGGCAAACTTCATGGCCAGCTTTGCCAACAAACCGACGAGCAAGCCGATTCCGGTGGCCTTGAGGGCCGTGCCTATACCCTTGAACGCACTCGACCCCGTCTTGCCCATGTCGGACAAGTCGTCGCCGCTTTTTTTGGCGGCCGTGCCTACACCTTCAACGCTATCCTCAACGGCCTTCGTTGCTTTAAGCAACTCGCCCGTGTCGGCGTCGAATTCGAGTATTACTTGTTGCTTTGTTACAGCCATTTGACCACGTTAGAGATAAACCAACCAAACGCCCCGAGGTAAGCAACCGTCAACACGACGTCCAAAGGCTTTACCCACCAAAGGGAGGGCTTGCGTGTCTTGGTTGCCACGAGCAGGTCGATGGCTTCAATGATATGACGCGGGTTCTGCATTTGCTTACGTTGGGTTGATTTCGGAATTAGGCGGCTTGCAAAGGTTGGGGGGTGTCACGCCATTGATGACGGTGGTGTTTTTGACCCAGTTGTATCCGTATGCCTCACAACACGCTTGCGACCCGTAGTCCGGCGAGCCTGAAGATGAGCCGTTGAACAACACATAGTTGACCTTGGCGATGTGACTGGTGGGTACGTCCTCGCAAAACGCGATGTCCGACAAGACCTTGAGGCATTCCACCTGAACCAACCCCTCCACGTTTGCGTCGTAGGTCATTTTTAGCACGCGCCAACGCGCCCCACGCATCCAAATTTTGTCGCTGAACTCAAAACCGGCCAACTCCACGCGGTCGAGCTTGACGTGTAGCGTCATGATGCGGGCCTCCTCGCTGTACAACTCGGTCACGTACTGCGACCAATATTTCACGAACAGCGTGTTGATGGGCGGCGTCGCCATTGGCACAAAGGGACGCTCGACACCGTACTGCAATTGATTGTCAGCGAGCGCGGGTTGGTCAGTAGCAAACGGCGAGAAGTACGGGAACAACGTCGCCGCGCTTCCTGTGGTGCCGTCGTCGGCCTTGACGTAATATGCGCCGAAGTTGTCCGTGAGGCCGCCGTAATAAGCCAACATGGGCTTCGGGTTCTCGATGCGTTGTCCGCTGGCGTTGATGCTCCGGTAAATTTGGAACGGGGTGCCCGGGATGAGGCTCACGATGTAAGGCGCAAAGGGTGCCTCGATGACCTTGTCGCCGGTGGCGAAGTCGTTGTCCGGTTCGAGGACTTGGTAGCGTCCATACACGCGACCACGTTGCTCTTGCACGGCCGTCGCCACGAAGTCCTGTCCGGGTGTTTGCGTCCACTCGTATCGCTTGGCCTGAACGTCCGAGGTAGGCTTGAGGGTGATGTCGTGGTCGTAGTCAATCAAGTCGTTCCACGCTTTGTCCGTGCCTCCTGTCATGTAATCGATGTACGGCTCGATGAGGAGGTGGTTCTCTCGGTTCTTGTCCGGCACGAACACGAGGTTGAACATTTTCTGAAGCCCCAACACAAAGTCGATTTGCTTCATTTCGGGCAGGTTGTCCGATATGGTCACGTCCTGCCCACTTAACTCGACGACGTTGAAGATTTCAAGGTTCGTGTTGTAGTAGCTTGTGACGTCGCTGGTGCTTGTGTTTGGGATGTCCCCATAGATTTTCACGTTTGCGCTGTGTAGCTTGTAACGGATGGACAACGTGTCGCCCGTTTCAAGAAACAAAGCCGGACCACCTACGTGCCCAATGCCGTCACCGTCATACGTCCACGTCAGTTGGCCGCCCGTGGTTGTGCCCCCGGGGTTTGAGACGTCTAAAATTTGCTCGTATTCCGAGCCGTTTTTGTAGACCCATACTTCAATTTGACCCGTTCCCGTGAATGCGTAGGGCACGCGAATAAGCATAGAATAGAGGCCCGTGAATGGGGCCGTGTACCTGTGGTTGGGGTTGTTCTCGAAATTCTCGGAAGCGTCGCGGGCGTTGTCGATGTCGTCGCGCAACGGCATGGTCACCACATTTGTGGGTCCCGTCCTGTCGGCATTGATGCCCACGTGTATGGTGTTGTCCTCGTCGCCTTCGCTCTCTGGTGATATGGCCCCGTTGTAGCAAGGCAAATAGACGCGGTCAAAGTTGCCCTCTCCGGTCGTGTCGAAGAACGTGCTGTCGTAGGTATATCCCGCCCCGGCCATGATGGCGTCAAACAAAACCTTGGCTTGAATAAACGGGGTAAACTCGCCCTGCTCAAGGCCGTCGGTTGAAGACCACGGAGGGTTGGTGTCGCTCCAGTTGAAGCCTTTATCGATGAGGCCGTAACGTATCTCCGGGGCAATGCCGGACGAGCCAAAACTGGCTTGGATGTTTTGAGCGTTGAGGATGTGGTCGTGCGTGCTCAAGTTGAGGTCGGACAAGAGCAAGTCACCAACGGCCGCCTTCAGGTCCACCGCACCCGCAAAAAACACCAGCTCGATGTCGGCGTATTCTTTCTTTTGAAGGTAGACGGCTTTGACCTGCACGAACCCGCGAAGGATAGACACGGAACCCGAAAAGAGCTCGGCCGCTTTCTTGGTCTTGAGGTTGACGCCGCCCGGGTCGCTCATGTCAACCGGCCCAAAGACGTCCATGTTCTTTTGCGTTCCCGGCACCCTAAAGGTTTGCGAGAACGAACCGACCGGGCTGTTGATGCCCTCAAGGTCGGAGAATTGGACCGTGAGGTTGACCGCCTCGTCTTGGTAGAGGTCGAGGTCAACGTCGGAAACATTGAGCCTCAGCATCGGACCGGGTTTGCGTCTTCAATCGCAAGGGATACCCGGTACATTTTAGACCCCGCCGGTTCAATGACGAGGGAGTTGGTGTCGACCACGCAGGGCGCCCAAGAGTCGGTGCCGTATCGGTAGTATACCAGCCGCGACCTCATGCAAAATTCCAAGAGCGCACGCTCCTCCGCGTTGAATTGGTCGTGGGTCAAGGTGAACCTAATCTTGCCCTCGTTGTGGAAGGTCGTGTTTTCACGGTCCCAAGTGTTCCAAGTTGGGGAAGTGCTTTGCCAAGTGACGGGGTCCTTGCGGAACCGCTTCTCGTTCTTGGTGATGGTCTTGGGTGCGCGTGCATCAAAGCGCAAGCCGTCCCACCCTCCGACGCTGTTGGTCCATGCCAGTTGGACGGGCTGGTGTTTAACGGGTCGGCAGTCCTTTCGGATGACGTACTTGGCCCCCACCTGCGTGTTGTTGTACGCTCGTGGGATTAACTCGATGTAGTCCCAGTCGTCCGACCAATCCGAACCAAACAACGCCTTCACGTTGACGGGCCCGCATGGAATCCAGTATTGGTTCAACCGGTAAGTCGTAGAATTTGCAAGGGTGAGCGTCTCGGTGTGGATGCTTGTGCCATCGGCTTGGAACGCCTGCACCGTCACCCGTAGAAGGTAACTGGTGATGCCTAAGTAATACCCCATGACAATGCTCACGCGCCCCTCGTCCTCGTCGGCCATGTATCTCTCGATGACCTGCGAGTTGTTGGGCAGGTCGGTATACCACAGTTTGGCCGTGTTGCTTAATGCGTCCGCGTAGTATTCCGCGAAGCTCGGGTGTTTGCCGTCCTTAAATTGCCAAGCGCCACCAACCAAAAACTTCACGGCCGAGTCGTCGTTTAGGTCTTCAAGGCCGTTGTAGATGCCACCAAATCGAAGCGTGTACTTTTTGACAGTTCTGTCGGTTGACTCTGCACGCTCGTTTTGGTTGTGCCCTGTCATAGCAAAGCGGTCGGTGCCTTGAAATGACAACGTAGCAGGGGGCAACAGGCGATTGCTTACGATGTCGCCCAAGTCGAAGACGCCTCGGTTTTGTTCGTTCGGCGTGATGTAGACCTTGGCTATCTCCGGCCCTTGCGATGACGTGCTTTCGCCTTCAAATACCTGCACGATGTAACGGTCCGGAGTCGTGACCGTGTCGTTCATGACGTAGATGAGGTGCTGGTTGCAGAGGTTGAGGTCGTCAACCGGTTCCGATGTAAGGGCAACGGCCATGTCTTACTTGGCTTTGATGGTTATGCCTCCGATGTTGGCCGCTATCTCAAGGGCCACGTCTTCGGCTTTTGCTTCCGCTATCTTTTGGGCGTAGCGCGGCCACATTGTCTCGTATGCTTCGGTCCAGTATTTTACCCCCGGGACGCCGTTCCTCTTGATTGCCCGCGCGATGAGGTACGCCGCTGATTTGAGCGCCGACGGCGTTTGACGCGCGAAGCCCTTGCCTCCCTTTTTTTGCAGTCGCACCGGCTTGGTTCGCATCCACTGCATGATGACGTCGGTGGGCGGTTGCTTCGTCGTGTACGAATACGGCGAACCGTGCGAACGATTGGTGCCGTTAACGCCCCAATGAACAAAACCGGCGTAAGGAACCGGAGAACCGAACGCAAGGCGAGAGCCTTGAAAACTAAACGTGAGAGACCTTTGGAGCTTACGCGTCGCCACGCCATACGAGCGATTGCGACCAATGCGTCGCGAACCAAGCTCGCGCTTTGCGGCGAGGGTTGTTTCCCTTGCGAACTCCTCCAAAATGGCCTCATAGTTGGTCACGTTCTTTCACGCAAGAAAAGCACGGCCCTGTCGTCGGTTCCGTTGACCTTCACACGCTTCACCGGAAATGGTAGCGGGTTGGTGCGGTCATGGATGAGGGTCGCCACAAGAGACGTTTTGTTGCTGTCAAAGACAAGCCGGAACTTGATGGTCTGCGAGCCGTGAGCCGACGTTGTCGTGATGCTCAAGTGGTCGTTCTCCAAATAGCCTGTTCCCGCCGCGTCTGCGGCAATGCTTGTGATAACGCCACTCCCGTCGCTTACATACGTGAATGTCGCCCCGCTACCTTCACCGGTGATGCTTGTGGCAGTGCGTCCGGTGACGGTTTGGTTTGCTGTGATTGTTGCCGGAGTCCCGCTTGTAATGCCGGGCACTTGATTGGGTGCGGAGCTTGTCACCAAAGGCGCCGGGTATTCCGTGCCGTAAGGCTGAACGGTTACCTCAAAGTCAGTCGTAGTGTTGCCCATGATGTAGCCGTTCACGGTAAAAAAGCCGTCCGACGCTTGGGCAAAGATGTCGTCGAAAAGGTCGTAGGTCTTCACTTCTTGTCGGATTTACGAGAACGGCCCAAGACGATGGCGTTCACAATGCGTTTCAAGACGTCGACCACCTTGTCGTCCTTGGTGGATTCAGTGAGGGCGGTGTAGGTGCCAAGGGCTCCCAAGAGGGCAAGGGCCAACTCGGCCCAGTTGTTTGCGATAAAGTTCATGTCTAAAGGTTTTAGATTTCGTCAGTGAACCACCCGTTGTCGACCATGTATTCGTGGTCGCGGATGGTGGCGGTGCTTGGAATGATTTGGGCGAACTCAATCTTTTCGCTCGACTCAATCAAGGCGCTGAGGCTTGCCACCTCGTCGGCGGGCACTTCAGGGAAGGCACCCACAAGGCGAGCAAGGTCCACGTCGTCGTGGCAGTAGATGACCCAGTCCTCGTCGATGTGCATGGCCCAGTTGCCCCCGTCGGGGTGCTCCACGAGGCCGAAGACGGTGCCGTCGGCTTGGTAGTCGTGTTGCATGGCTTCGGGGGCCGTGATGTTGTAGAGCTCGCGGGTGATGAGTTCGGCGCGCTCCTGCGACGTCAAGTCGTCGTTTGCTGAGATTAGGATATAGCTCATAAGTCGTAGTGGTTTGAGATGTTGCGTTCGATGCCTTCGCGGCGCTCGCTTTGGTCGCTGGAGTAGACGACGACCTCTTGGATGAAGCCGTCCATTTGAAAGGCGCTGTCAAGGTTTCCGATGCCGCTCTTGGTTGTATCAATGCCCGTGGCGAGCGTAGCGGTGCCGACGCTTGTGCCATTAAGGAAAGCCTCCATGTCGGTCTGCGTAGCTCCCGCAATCATGGTGTGGAGGTTGTTGTTGGTGTTGGCTGTGGTGTTAACGCCTTGTGGCGACGCTGCATATCCATACGCAAAAGTGCCGCCTACAAGGTATGGCGAGTACCATCGCTTGTTGCCGCCACCACCACTGACACCAAGCCCGATTTCAGAGCCTGCGGTATCTTGATACTTCAGAACCGTGAAGGACGAAAGGTTGCCGATGTCGAGGCCCGTGTTGTCGAAGGGTAGGGCGGCGGAGCCTTGGAAAACTGGGGCCGGGCGTCCGCTGACGCTGACGACGGTATTGTTGGAGTAGGCAATCTTCGGTTGTTTGTTAGTGGCCTCCTGCGTGACGTCGTTCCCGTTGCCGCTTTGGTCGTACCACGTTTTT